ACCGGTAGGACCGGTTTCACCGGTAGGACCTGTTTCACCGGTAGGACCTGTTTCACCTGTGGGACCTGTTTCACCGGTAGGACCTGTTTCACCTGTAGAACCTGTTTCACCCGTAGGACCTTCATCACCAGGAGCACCTACACCGCCGGTAGGACCTGTTTCACCTGTAGGACCTGTTTCACCTGTAGGACCTGTTTCTCCTGTAGGACCGGTTTCACCAGTAGGACCTTCATCACCAGGAGCTCCTACACCCCCTGTAGGACCGGTTTCACCGGTAGGGCCTTCATCACCAGGAGCTCCTGCACCCCCTGTAGCACCAGTTGGACCACGATCACCAGGGGAGCCAATTCCACCAGTAGGGCCTGTTGCACCTGTTTCACCGGTTGGTCCATCAATACCATCCAAATTCACATTGTATACAACGGAGGTACCAAAGGTTCCTTGTATATTTTTTAATTGATCTATAATAAGAATTCCTGTGATTGAATCATAAGAGGTTACAGTTCCTTCAAATCGATTGGTTGCATCTGTACTATCCACTATTACAACAGAATTTCCTGCAATATAGGCTAATGCAGAATCCACTGTCAAAGTCAAAGGGGGTGAACTAGGATCCACTATAACAGAAGAAGTAGTTGCTGTATTATACAAATCTCCTGGTAATCCGGTAGGACCGATTGCACCGGTCTCTCCAATAGGACCTGTTGCTCCTGTCGGACCATCAATACCATCCAAATTCACATTATACACTACAGAACTAGCAAACGTACCCTGAATATTTTGAATATTTTCAATTGTAATCACACCGGATCCAGAATCATAATTTGTAACAGTTCCTTCAAACCGATTTGCTACATCCGTACTATCCACGACCACAATAGAATTTCCTGCAATATAAGATAATCCAGAAGCAATTGTAAATACTACAGGAGGACTGGCTGGATCTACAATAATCGAAGATGTTGTAAAGGAATTGTACCGATCCCCTGCTTGGCCGGTGGGACCTATTTCTCCTGTTGGGCCTAGTTCGCCGGTGGGACCTATTTCTCCTGTTGGGCCTATTTCGCCAGTGGGACCGGTTCCTCCCGTTCCTGTTGCAAAGTTACCAAAGGTTCCTGTATAGAGATAAAAACTAACAGCAGGGGGTTTTGTTTGGGAAATTGTATTTGTTGATTTTCCACTATTGGTACTATCCTGTTGAAAGAGAGTTAAAAATCCACCATCTCCATCCAAAATATAAGCTAAATCTACATTCAATACATAATCGGAACCGGACTGGGAAAGAACACCAGATCCTGCTGTGCGAAGAATGACACCTTGGTAATCAGCGGTTCCATTTAATGCAAAGGGAAGTGCATTTTTTAACATGTTGACACTTGTGGTAGTAACACCAGTACCACGAAACGACTGATTTGGATTGGCTGAATAGGGCGACAATAACATATTTTGAACACGGTACAAATAAGGGTAGCTAACGGATTGAGAAATGGAAAACTGATTCACACCTCCCACATAGGTTGCAAATCCACTCAGATCGGTATTTACGAGTCCAAAGGTAGATCGAATTTGAGAATCGGTGAGAACAGTCGTAAAATCTCCAGGATTGGTTACAGGAATGGAATCACTTGGAATCTGAGAGGGAAAGATTCGACTCGGTCCATAGGGTTCCAAATAGGGAGCATTTTGAAATGTGGTGTCCACCACATTGTTAGCTTTTTTAAACAAATAGGTTGTCATTTCAGTGTCTGAAAATCCAACGGACGTCACATCCGTTTGAAATACACTCGATACGAAGCTTCGTTGATCCATCGCCGGGTTCCCTTCTTATTCGTCCGGTTATGTTTTTCTTAGAGAACAGTAGGATGCTATCAACATCGAAAAAAGTCTTATTGGGAAAGGGTACCATTGATTTTGCAGATCCTCAATCAAGTTGGACGCCGAATCTTACCACTCTTCCCTCCACGGCATTAGCCCTTGGATTTGCAGGAACTCTTAACTATTGTGAATTTAGCACCATGAATCTGACTAATTGTAGAACCTATAGTGAGTATGAACCCAGTACAATTCATAGTTCTCTTTCGAAAGCATTTTTAATTAATTCTGCAGGAAGTATTACCTATGCTGAGCCTGTATTAGGGGTTGGATCAACTCAAACAGTTTTCTTCCCTGTTAGTACCTTTGCATCCAGTACCATTGGGGGAGCTAATATTCAAGATACCATGATGAATATTCCCAATCCTGATACAGTCACAACCGCCATTGCAAAACTGGATGGTTGGATAGCGGGAGCTTTTTTACTACAGCCTCCTGTTGTTACTATCACCAGCACTCTTTCTGCAAATATTTATGGAGGAATTCAGTGGTCCTATCCTCGTCGCTACCCGTTTCTCAATCAACAAATTCCCTATGTAACTGGAATTGATTTGATTATAGGCAATGGTTCAAACAATAGTGTTCACATGGTCATTACAAATTCCAATTACTTTCCACATTTAAATTATTCAAACGGAATTTTGAATGATCCCAACCATATACCTGTCAATGAATTTCGTATTTATTCAGCCTCCTTTCCTGTCTCTGCAAATCTTCTCTATACATCGACACAAATGAGTACAAATGGATTTTATATTAGCAGTGCCACTGGAAATTTAGCTATTCCTAGCACAGGAAATGTACTTGCAATCACCAGTACAAATGGTGTCAGCACATTAACCTCCCTAAGTCTCTTTCTTCCTAATTTAACGGATACATATCCCAATGGAACACCGATTCCAATTCAAATTACATTGCAAAATGCATCCTTAGGAGATTACAATCCTCTCTTAAGTTCCATTGTAGAATTATCTCAAGGGCCTCCTAGTGCTCCTATTGGAATTACACCGACGGGAACTGCTACAACTGTTTCTGCCAACTTTACGATTACACGACCCGTGTACAGTGATAGTGTAAATTTGGATACATCTGCTGCCAACTTTAGTACCTATCGCACTCGGTATACAATTGCTCAATTATCCAAATCCCACACTTCCGGTGTAGGATTTCGATATGGAGTTGCCGATGTGAACACCCTTACCCAAACTCCTTATACAAGCTATGTGGGAAATACCTATATTCAAAACAATGCTTATTCTACAACTCCTCAAACTATTACGCTTACGACAGGTCTTCCAGCGGTGGTATGGAGTACCTTTACCCAAATGACGAATGTATTTGCTCAAGAAGGACCCCAGTCCTCTACGGTGTTGATATCTACCATTTTTCATACGGATACGGCCTCTTTGATTTCTGCATTAAGTTTGAGTAATACGGCGACCACTCTTACACGATATGCGCCCTCTAACACTGGAGTAAAATCGATTAGTTATTCTTCAGGCTGGACGGTGGGGGCCTCGCCTACCTATGATGTGTTTTATCTTTCCAATGCTTCTCCGCTTCCGTTTACAATTCCCAACAGTCAATTTAATTCAGCTACCTTTCCTGGTGATCGATCCAATATTTCATATACAGTGACACATTCCAATGCAGGGGCTGCAGCTGCTTCCACTCTTCAACACACCATTAGTTCCTTTAATAATGATTTCACATTAACAACCTATAGTACATTGAGTACCTATGCATCTCTTTCGACAATTGTAACGGATGTGTTTTCAGGAGTAACAGGCAGTAATCTCTTTTATTATCAGGCTTCGAATCGTGGAACGCAGTTACCGGTGGTAAATACAACAACAAGCCCTAACACACTTGTATTGGTGCAGAGCAATCGACAGATTCCTTCTTTCAGTGGAACGATTACCTCCACTCTTACAAGTTCTGTGACCTATCAATTTCATTGTCAGCCCTATTTGAATACACCAGCTGCACCGACTGTACGCTACAGCAATGTTTGTTCCAATGCTATTCAAGTGAGTGGCTTATATACTCCTGATTGTAATGCAACTTTTTATTACGATTTTACCACCTCTAACATTGGTCATGTCTTTGTGGGGTCGAATTTAGGACAGGGTACAATGACAGTAAATGGCTCTGCTGCCGGTGCCACCACCACCTACACTACCAATATATTAATTTATAATGATGCAACAGGACTTCAACAAACCACTCTTCCTTTTCTTTCTTCGACTCTGCTGCGATTTTCTACAGTATCTGCCGTTATCAATGCCACACAATACACCACACCTGGCTCTTCACGACCGTTAGGAATTTCGACTCTAGCGGTGGGATACAATCCAAATGGGGTCACAACGGCCAGTGGAACGCTTACAATCCAGACAGGAGGATCCAATGCCTATGTGGATACCTACAGTGCAGCAGGTGCTAGAAACTTTAGCAATATTAGCACCTATACAAATGGATTCCGCATTACCACCAATCTTCCAGCGGCAGGTTCTGTTCTTAGCAATATAAATGATGGGGTAAGTGGCACCGGTGACTATGGAGGAGGTCTTTCTACACTCTACACTCCCTTGATTACTGTGAGTACAAACTCCATTGGACTTCTCAGTAGCATTCTTTACTATCAGCATACATCCTCGCTTTCCAGCATTTATACCAATTATTACACTCGTGAATTGTTGTTAGCCAGTAATACTTACATTCATCCATCTGGATACAATTATTCTGGATACAATGCTAGTTTATTAGGAATTAGTGGATACGGCTACCCCAACTTTAGCAGCGATCTTTCATGGGATTCTAATAACGGCTACAGATATGCTACCTTTGCCTATCAGAGCAACTTTAGCAATAGTCAGCGACAGTTTTTGTATGTAACCTTAAATGGACCTTCTGCACTAGGAGGTATTACAACGACACGATCGACCAATAATTATTGGCCTAATTCAATTGTAGCCGGTCCTAACCTGCAGTACATGAAGGTGCGAATGCATTCTCAACTGTACTACTCTTTCACAAGTGGTACGAATCAGTCGAATGTAACACAATGGGTAAATGGATTCAAACCAGTTCCTGCGCTTGGATATGATGATAGTATTTTTGATATGGGAGGAGGCGTTGCGGTAAGTACATTGGGGGGTGGATCAGTGCAATACAAGATGCAATTTGGATCCCGTTTTTACAACAATGTCATTGCCGTAGTTCGTGTTGGAATTGCACAGGATGCTTCGATTGGAACCGCTACACCTATAACATTTCAATCGGTTACCATTGGATTTAGCAATGTATAAAATTAAAAATAGTTTTATTGTGCTACTGAGTAGGAATGGATACGATTGTGATTGGAGCAGGAGTCGCCGGTCTCACTGTAGCAGAAGTGTTGGCCTCTCGTGGCGAACGTGTTACGGTACTCGAAAAATATGGAGTGGTGGGGGGACGAGTTGCTACGATGCATCGAGAGGCCGACGGCGATGTGCCGTCGTTGCAATATGAAATTGGGGCCGGTCGTATTTTTTACAAACATGATCGAGTATTAAAATTAGTTCGAGAGATGAAATTGGGAGTCTATCCTATTTCAATGGAGGGGGTTGAATGGCGTGGAAAAAATACAGGATATGCTTCCGAACCCAATTCTTTTACAGTTTTATTTTCAGAACTAGGGAAACTTCTTCAGGCTCTTCCTAATCTTGGAATGTTTACAATTGCGGACTTATTAAAAAAGGTAGCTCCTCCTGAATTTCAAACGGCGTTAACATTGAAGTATCCTTATTGGTCTGAAATAAATATGCTGAGGGCGGATTTGGCACTTGAATCTTTTGAAAAGGGAGGAACCATGGAAGCCCATGATGCTACTTCTTATCTTGGTGTCGTGGAGGGGTTGGATGCCATCACCAATGGATTGGCGGAACGGGCGAAGAAGGCAGGAGTCACAATTCTTTTTCATCATCATGTGTCCGATATTCATTTATTGGGGAAACACTCGTACAAAGTGGTGGGAGAGAAGGGTAAAAAGGAGGCATTCGCGCTTCAGGCCCAACGGGTTGTCGTAGCAACCTGTCGTTGCACAGCGGGATCCTTTCCCTCTTTAAAATCCATCCCCTTATTCAAACTCTTAGACACAGAACCTTTGATTCGTATTTATGCAGTTTACCCTATGGTAAACGGAAAGGTTTGGTTTGCTGGAATGGGCAAAGTCATCACCGATTCTCCCCTTCGCCATGTAATTCCTATTAACGAAGAAAAAGGATTAATTATGATTTCATATACCGATGGGAAAGATTGTGAAGTCTGGAGTAAATTAGAGCAAAAGGAGTTGGAGAAGAAAATGGCGGTGGAAGTGGAAAAGGTCTTTGGCAAAGTTCCTGCACCACTTTATTTAAAAATGCATGAATGGGGGGCTGGTTGTACGTATTGGAAACCAGGAAAGTACGATCCGGTTGCAATGGGGAAACTGGCGTTGCAACCTATGGCCGCCTATCCCAATCTGCATCTTTGTGGAGAATCCTACTCTATGCAACAAGCCTGGATAGAAGGAGCCTTGGAGAGTGCTGAAGGATTGTTAAAAAAGCTTTTCCCCAAGTAGGGATGCAAACTAGAAAAAATAAACCAATTCGACTGTATATTTTAAAAAATGGATTAGGAAATAAATTATTTGAAATTGTAAATGTTCTTTATCTGTATAAACAATTTACAATTTATTTTGTAGAACAGTTATCCCCTCATCAACTAGTTCGATCTGAACAAAAATTACGATATGTATTTCCAAAATTTGAAAGTATTCCTCATTGTAAATTTATAACATGGGAACAATATGATATATTAAAAAAGAAGGGTGTACGTGAAATTACTACGAATGATACCATTTGGTTACAAGATCATGGATTCTTATCAGACTCTATAAAACCCTATTTACAGCTAGATCCATCCTTTCAATATTTGTTAAAAAAATATGATTTTGAAACCGGTATTTTTATTCATGTTCGATACAATGATAAATTTACATTAAATTATCAACGATTAAAAGAAAAAGATCCACGTATTTATATTTTATTAACTCCTGCGTATTATGCAGATGCTCTTCAACAGTTTGAAAAAGGGCCTGTTTACATTTTTTCAGATTCTACCTATGTAAAATACTTATTGAAGGATGTTCTTCAAGAGGCTCACTTTGTGGAGGAAGGATCCTACGAATCGTTTTTTTGTTTAACGCATTGTAGAAATCTTGTTCTTTCCGATAGTACGTTTGGAATTGCAGCGGCGTATTTAAATCAAACATCTGGTCTGAAGATTGTGGCACCAGGGTATACCAATGATGGTATGAATAAGTTAAAAATTATAAACACTCCTTACAAATATACACCCACAACCTATATTGTACAGGATCGATCCTACATAGTTCCTACTTCTCTTGCCGTATATGAAAAGATTAAACAATTGGTATAAGTAGGGATGGAACTTTTAGAGAAGCTTCCGATAGTTGATACAGCAGCCCCTCGCATAGGATTTACTATGATCGAGACAATTGATAAAATTTATGATGAGTATGCAAAACCGATTCGAATTGGATTGTTTCATCCTGTACTTCCTAAAAAAGTGGATGGAATTTCTACAGGATTTAATTATACTCTTGGAATTGGAATGTATGATTCATATAAATTTGTAAAATTCAAAGTAAATGATTTGATTCTTATTTGCATGATTTTAAAACGGGAAAAAACATCTAAATCAAAACGGGTAGTGCGTGACTATCGCGTTCAATGTATAGGTACAAATAATACAGTTGATATTTATGATACTCCCTTTCAATTTGATATTCGATCGAAATCAAATATTATTTACAACGGACATATTCATAAATCAAATTTACCAGGATTGGAGCAAGGAGCAAGGGTTACAACAATTTGCAACACTCTGATTGCATATTTCCAACCAGAAGCCTTTGAACGAATTGATGCTGCTCATATTACCTGTAAAAATGGAGATAAATTCTATTTATCTTGGTTACGACTTCTTACAAAACCAACTGATACAAGTGATCTGAGTTGGTATAATAGTTTTGGACTCAAACGAGCCTCTCCCTATGTGAGCAATAAGAAACGTGTTGCACATATAATTGATCGAATTAAGAATATTACTGCAAAAGAATTGGAAGACTATTATGAAAAAGTAAATGATCTTTTTTCTCATAAAAAATATAAATTGGTTCAGGTGAATGAATATATTCCAAATGGATATTTTATGTATATAGACGATGAACACTTGGAATATTCTCCCTATTTAAATTTTTCTAAACATCCTTTTGAGATGTATAAAAAGGCGTATGAGATGGTAAAACAGGAAACACCTTCTACAACGTTTACAGACATACTTCAGAAGGGTTCGTGCGAGGAACGATCCATTCTATTGGGTACAATGCCATATAGTGCGCAACAAGGATATGATTTTATATTTTCTGGATTTGCTGGATTTCAGGATACTGAATTAAAAAAGGAGGCTATCTTTCCTCATTTGAAGTATATTGTAGCGATGTCAAACTACATGATTTGGAATAATCGAAAATATACATTTAAAAACTCTTCTAAGAAACGTGTGATGACACGAAAGAAAAAGAAGAAATTTAAATTAGAATTGGCATAAACGGACTCTTCTCTGATTCTTAGTAGTATTACTATGGAGAATCAGCTGGTTACCCTCTTACCCTCTCTTATCTATATGATGAGTCATCAGAATGGAATTCAATGGTTTATGATACTTCCATTATTGCTTCCAATTCTGTTACCGTATGTTTCAAAATTGAATTGGACGTGTCCTGCGATTCGCTCTTCGAAACTGGAATATACAGCGCGGATGAAGATGGAAGAGTGGTCTGAACATCCTACGGCGGTGGTGAGTTGTTTTTCCAACATTGTATGGGAATGGATTCGATTAAATCAGGTGGTGAATCTTCCTAAAATGATGGAGGACGTTCAACATCAGCGACATTATTATTCCACGGAGGGGGTGAAACGGGTAATTCCTTTTTTCATAGATGATTCAAGTCAATTTTTTTATCACAAGGAAACTTCTGCGGTGCGGTATTGCATGTGGGTAGATCGTGAAGTGGACAAGGAAGGATTTGAACATCCATCTATTTTTCTAAAAATTCAATTTGATTCAAAGGATCCCAAAGACATTGTAGATCATGTAGAATGGATTAAACAGGAATCCGAACGAATCTGTATGTCTCGGCATGTAAAACAGCAAGTATTAGTCTCTATGGAATCTACTTTTGAACGTGAATCTTCACGGGATTCCCCTCCTTCTGTCTCGTTTATGGTTCATGAATTTTTTACTACCTCCTCCTTTGATAATTTTTTTAGCGAGGAAGCGACTTCTGTTCGAATGGAATTAGATGTATTTTTGAAGGACAAATCGATGTATGAACGGATTGGACGACCTTGGAATTATAGTATTTTGAATACTGGTGCACCAGGAGTGGGTAAGACAAAATTGGTAAAAGCAATTGCGGCTCTTACAAAACGGACGTTGATTGTGTTGAACCTCCAACATATTACGTCGCCTCTTTTGTTACATCAAGTCTTTCATTCCTCTATTTTGAGTGGAATTCATATTCCACATGACAAACGACTGTATTATATTCCTGAAGTGGATACTCAATTGTTAGAAGTGGCAAAGAAACGTGAAAAGAAGGTAGATCCTGTTCTGGTATCTTCTCCAGGAGAAAAACCAAAAGAAAAAGAACCTGAACCCAAACCTTCTATTACCTTGGGAGATATTTTAAATGTATTGGATGGTGTTCCCGAACGAACGGGGCATATTCTTATATTAGACACGAATCGATTAGAAGAATTGGATCCTGCGTTGGTTCGTCCTGGACGCATTGATCGAGTGATTGAATGGAAGAAGAGCAGTACTGGATGTACCCGCAAGATGATGGAACATTTTTATAATGAAAACCTTCCTTCTTCTGTAAAACTTCCAAACCAAAAATATACACCGGCTGAATTGCAATCAATCTTTTACCAATCGGCTACTTGGAAGGAAGCGGTTCGGCAATTATAAGTATAGAAATAGAGATGTCAAAATTCCCACCAGTTCCATCAGGGCCTGTAGAACTGCATCCACCAGTTCCATCAGGGCCTGTAGAACTGCATCCACCAGTTCCATCAGGGCCTGTAG